TAGATGATGGGTAGTCTCTTGTTTGTTCTTCATCATTTAATCCATCTAATAAATTTGGGTATGCATTGTGGTGGGGGTGATTCCAAATACCTAATGGACTCATATAAAAATATGATTCATTTGATGATACAAACCCCATAGATTGGTTTGGTAAAGAAATCAATAAAACTATTTCATTTATTAATGGATAAGTTTTTAATTGAGCATCATAAGGTAATGCAAAATTTGGGTAAGATTTAGTGCCAGATTTATTTACAATTTCATAAAATATAGCTCCTATTCCATTCCATTCTCCTACAAGGTTATAATATTGGTGTTTTTCATTTAAAACAATATCTATTACTCTAGCAGCAACTACTTTTCCTTGAGCATTTGAAATTTTATTTTCAAGATTATTGTTTTGTCTAGAAGAACCAGCTCCGCTAGTTGAACCTACTAAACCAAATTTCATTCCCATTAGTCCTTAGGATTAAATTTTTTAACTTCAGATAATAATTGTGCTTTTTCATCATCAGTCATACCAAAAGATTCCTCTTCTGATTTTCCAGAAGATAAAGCACGTTGAGCTATATTAACCATTTTAATTAGTTGCTCATCATTTTTAATACCTAATTCCATATATTCTTTAATCAATGGAACAATTAAGGTAGCATCACCAATATCGTTAATTAATGGTTTTAATTCACCAATAAGTGCAGAAATTTGAGCTTCTTTTTTCTTTTGGTTATCGTAAATTTCTTTTAAGAGATCAGAAAATTTTTTCTTACCCCAAATGTTAGATTCTAAATTATTCATATGAATATTTTTGGGTATAAATATAGAAAAATACTAAAGTTTAAAATCTGTATATCCTTGTTCTAAATAAAACAAATAATTTTTCTTAAATATTCCGTATAAAGATGTTGCTATTTTTGTAATTTTTGGAGTTTTAGCATCTGGAACCATCTCATGTATATAGATGTAAAGTGCTTTTTTATTAAAGATATCAATTCCCTCTCGTTTACGAAACAGCTCTAAAATTGCATCTGCAATCTTAGCATCATAAGGTTTAGGGAAGGTTTTATATATGTTTAAACTAACGAATTCAACGTATTCATCCATAAAATTAGATAAACGATCATTTGAAGATGATTGATCTAATGTATATGAATGAGTATCGTCTTTTTCTAATTCATCCGTAGAAACTTTTTTAACTTTGCTTTTGTAGTTTTTATCGTTGTACAAAATACACCAACGTTTAACAATAGTGCCAAAGTAAGAATATGCTTTAGCCCCTTTTCTTGGATCAAACAAATGAATTTTTGAAAGTAAGAATACAATGATTTCATGTTGTAAATGTTCTAGATTATCTACCTCAGTATGGTAGAATTTAAATGTGTGAATAATATTTTGAGTAAGTTTAAAAAACGCATAGTGTATTTTTTCTTCATATATACTACTCCGGATTACTGGGTCAGGGGTATTATTGTATAATACAATAGCGTCTTCTGTCTCTTGTGTAAAGTAATTTTTGCTTACTTTTTTTTTTGGAGACACTTTAGTTTGTTTTTCTAAGATTAAATTCATTGAGGATTTCCTGTACTTTAAGTATTGATTGAAATATAACCCCAACTTCATCGTCTTTTTCAAAAACTCCACCACGGTCTAACTCTTTTAATTTCTTGCCAGAGATTTCTATGGTTCGAGATAAATTATCTAAATACGTTAGATAACCCGCAAGTATGTCTTCTTGCTTTTCATTTTTTTTAAGTAAATTAAAAGTAGTAAATCCTAGAATTACTACTAATGTTGCTAAAATGCATAATATAACTATCATAAGCTGTTAAATATATTTTTTAAACCTTCACTTTTAAATGAACCTAAAGCTTTGGTTTTGGTTGATAATTTTTTAGACATGTTTGGTTTATTCCCCAATGTAAAATTAGTATTTTGCTTATCCACGGACTTTTTACCTTCTTTTAATCTAGGTAACCACTCACGTTCAAATTCAATACGTGCTGCCATTAAATCCGCCTGATGTAAGATAAAAGGTAATGAAGTTCTTGGTTTTTGTTCTGGCATATAAGGCATTAAATATTTTTCATTTGCTTTGTCATATAAACCATCATGTGTTTGGATAGCAATCATTTCATTAAAGGTATAAGATATACCATGTGATTGAAGTAAAAATAAACCTCTATCTGGAACTGAAGCAAATGGAACTTTAGTATTGAACATATAATCCTCTCCTAATTTTTCACGTCTCCAATTATCTGTCTGGGGTATATAAGAATCTTCATCTTCACTTCCCATTTTACCTAAATCATGATTCAGTGCTGAAAATACAAGTTCTTCAGTTGTAAAAGTAGACATGTCACATCCTTCCTCTTCCCATAATGTAGCTTGCTTAATAGCACATCGAATAACGCGTAAAACATGCTCTACATATCCTCCGGGGAAAGCGTTATGGTATTCTTTTTTATGCGCAGCAGGCATTAACATTAAACGTTCTGAATATTGATCATAAAATGTTAAAATATTTTCTTTACGTGGTTCGGAAATATATTTTTCAATATAATTCATTAATTCAATCCAATTTCCTTGGATTTGTTCTGGGGTTAGATTCATAACTTTTATTTATTAATTTATTAATTTTCTCTTTCAACAATTGATTGAGCATCTTCTCTCAATTCTAATACTTCTTGTAATACTAATTTTGCTTTTTCAAGATCTCTTTCGTTCAAAGCATTTTTTAAAACTTTTAACCGGTTTTCAATAGACTCCATCCGTCTCAATAATAATTCTTTATTTTTCATTTTATTTTATTTGATTATTTAATTTTTATCTATATATTTCAATCATTTTAAAATCAAAATATAATTAAAGGTAATAACTTTCTTTTACTTAGCCAAGCATTTTTCAATAAAATCTTGTATTTTTTTAAGAAAAGCACATTTTTCNTACTCTTCGGTACTTTCAAAGTAATTAATAGACAATTTTACCGCAACAAGAAACTCATCACTTGCATAATTACTTAAAGCAAGTTTCCATTCCTTATTTCTAACTTTACAACTTTGAATCCAATAATATGCTCTTGTGTACATCATATATTCTCCAGCTTCATCTATTCCTTTTATATCTAATTCAGAATCAGATTTAGAAAAGAATTTTAAAACTTGNTTTTTAAATACAGTACCATTCATGATTAATTTTTTNAACATACCAAGTTTAAAATGAGGAGAATCCTTATATTCACTTATATCCTCTAAAATTTTTCCAGTTTCTTTATTTGTTCCATCATCAGGAAACCCAAACATAGCAAATATTCCATTAATTGACATACTTATATGTATATATTATTTTAAAATTAAATCCACGTGTTAACATGTTGATTAATCATAAATAAATATTAGAGATATTTTCTTCCTATTTTTTCAATAATACTTTTAGCTTCCTCTAGGGTAACTCGAAAAAATTCCCTTTGTTTATTTACACGTTCCGATTTAAAGAACTTGTGTACCTCGGATTCAATACGCTCACCTTTATAACATTTGTAAGCCCATTCAACTTCATAACCTAATGGAATTCCTGTTCCTCTACTTAATTGAATTGCTCTATTAAAGGGATCACTTTTAGTATAACCGATTTTTAACATTCCCGGCATCGCAGGATTAGATAAGACATAAACCCATTCATCACCATCCTTGCCAACGTAAAGACCTCGTTTTTTACACGTGTAATACGTTAATTCATCCCAACCATCACTTGATGTTTTAATAGTAAAATATGCAGGGGGGTTATTTGAGTAATCTTCCGAACAAGGAATAAATTCTTTAGCTTCTTCTTCAGTTAAACGTTCCATAACTTAAAATCTAGCTCCAGAACCTTTATACCATGGTAAGCCTTCTCTGCTTTGTAACATTTCCTTCCACTTCTCCTCCGTATATTTGATTCCATTTATATAATATTCCCTTCTCCGGTTATTACCCTCAGGTATTAAAGCGGGTCCTTCCCAATTGTGTAACTTACCATCAAACGTGTACATTATAGTGCCATCTGCGGTTGTTA